GCCAGCAGTTAGGTAGGGGGTAGCCTCCAGTTTAGATACAAACTGCCTGCAGGCACCCCCAAACTCGTCAATTAACAGGTAGCGATACTGGCTCATTGGTTGTTGTCTCCTGTTTCCATTTAGTCCACACGTCCAGTAAGTTTACGTCTTTGATTGGTGTTGATAGTACGTGGTCAATGAAATCCTGCTCTATTTGGTTTAACCGCTTGATTGTGTTTAGTCCGTGCATTGTGTTTCTCCTGTTAATCAATGTTTAAGTATTCTACTGTTAGCTCTTCTGCTAAACTTGCAAGGTGTTCTCCGTAACCACCGAGTTCACAACCACTATCTACCCAGTCCTTAAATATAGCTGGATTGGCGCTCAATGCTAACATAAAGTCATAGGTTGCCTCTTGTCTAGTCTTCATACTGCCTCCAGTGGCTTGACTACTACTGCCTTGATGTGTTGGATGGTTGTCACTGCGCGTACGAATGCCTCATCGGATAGTTTGCGTACCAGTGGTGCGCTGATATTCTCTCGGTCGTACTCTTGCACCTCGGCAAAGAACGACTCACCTTGGTACTCACCCACGCCTCGGGCAATGAGCTCTGCCTTGAGCTTGCTCTTGATGATCTCCAGCTCGTTGATCTGTTGGTTAATTAGTCCGTATTGGTCAATGATGTTGTTCATAATTTCTCCTGTCTAAAATGATATTGTATTCCAAGTCACTTGGTGATGTCAACTCCCGCCATCTGATTAGCCCAGTCCTTGCCGCTCTTCTCTTTGACGTAGTCCCAAGAGCCCTTGGTGCCCTCCTTGACGTGCAGGCGTGATGGGATGGTATTACCCCAGTAGTCCCTAGCGTCTTTGAGTCCTAAGAGACACTTGCCGTCGTTGATGGCGTCCATCATGGCACGTCCGTAGGATCCCTGCATTGACCACATGCCGGAGTTAATGGCGCGCTGGATGGATGTGTAGTAGTCCACTGGATCTACGATGTCGCTGTCTGTCTCGATGTTGTTGATGTCTTTGATTGTGAATGTCATATTAAACCTCTTTCTTCTAAATAGTTTGCAATAATCTCATCAATGTCTTCGTTGTCTTTATCAATGATACCTGAGTTAATAATATCCAAGGCAATCTCTGTTACCTCATGGCGATACTCTGCACGCGGTACATCGCTATGGCTTTCGTTATCAGGTAATTGATGTGCTACCTCTACGGCAATTTCAATCATGTTAAATGTCTTCATACTGCCTCCTCATGTAGTTGTATGCGTGCCTGCTCGGGGTTATTGTACCACCGGTTGGCTATCTCTAGTGCGTCCTGCTCGTCATGTGCGTAGATGGTTGTCCGGTACTGGTCCTGCAATAGTAAGTCGTATAAAGCGCCCATTATTCCCCCTGATTGTCTAATTGGTCTAAGTCCTCTTCCCACCATGCCATCACGGTGCATATATCGCTCCACTCGGCGTCGTACTGAGGATCTTGACCCTCAGGTATACAGTCCTCACGGTACGCCTCTAAGGCACGCCAAATGGCTCCAAATTGACTGTCACGGTCGTTCGCTGTTACTGGTTTAAATGTTGTCATTGTCCCCACTCCTCAGTGTCGTAGTCGTACACATAAAAGTCCTGCTCTATGGCTTGCTTATAAGCCTCCTCAAACGTCTGTGCGTCGATGACGAGGGTATTACCCTCCTCGTCCTTAAAGTATGCTGTAATCATTTTGTCTCCTCGTACTGGCGGCGTGTCATGTAGACGATACCCTTGCCACTGATTGTGTTTGGATTTGGTACGCATACCCCGATGACGTCGTCAGGTGACTCTACTGGTTTGGTGTACACCGGCTCCCACGGCACGTCCGGTGCCGATGGGGTATTGCTCCAAGTACGCGATACGTAGCGTGCCTCGTCGCGTGCCCTGCAAATTGAATTTAGTGATCTTGCCATGGTGTTGCTCCTTTTGTGTAAGTCTGCTTATTATAATGATCTTTACCTGTCGCCGTCAACAGTCTCCTCAAATACGTAGGATGGCTCGCGCTCGATGTCAGTCACCACGTCCCCATCCCCTGTCAAGTCCGTGCCCACTGTGAGCTGGTCAAACTCATCCTGATCCATAAAATAAAACACTCGGTGGTCAGTGTCGGTGTCAATGATGCGGTCGTCCCATCCACCCTCCACGACGCCGATATAGTTTGCAATGGTGTCACCCTGATAGTCGGTAATGACCTCGTATAGCTTGGTTGTTAGTGTAGTCATGGTATTAGTCCTCGTATACGCCGAGCTCGCCGGCATTGATCCACTCTGCGTGGAGGTTGTACTTGCGTAGTGTTTTGTAGATCTCAGGGCTTACGCCAAACTCCCAGTCCGGCATCATGTGACCATCATAGTAGTCACAAAATTTCCAGCTATTCTCATGCTCTGCGCTGATGGCAAAATGCTCCATGTCATGGCGCTGGTAGGTTGGCACGCCCAGCTTGGTAAGCGCGTTAAGCGCGTTGCGGTAGTCTCTCTTCATTGATTGTGCTCCAATTCGTTAATTAAAAGTGCGTGCTCAGTGGCGCGATCCTCAGCACGCCATAATGCTATGGCTTGTAGGTTTAAGCTCTGAGCTCTAGCTACCTGATCAGGGATACTACCCTTAGGCACCTCGCCGTTGATTATGCGGCGTTGTATAGCCGTTGATTCAGCCATCATTTGGTCTGCGGTCATCATTTTTGTACTCCTGTAAAGTCTACGTAAATTTCATCACCGACGCGTCCAGTGCTAGTAGTCGCGTTGGTCTCTACTCTAATTGCCTCGATCACCTCGTAGGCATCATAGGTGGTCACTGCACTGTTAGTCACAATAAACAGTGTGCCGTTAGTCCAGTCGTACTGCGCTCTTGGGTTGACGCGATCAATGATGCGTCCCACCTCGTTCTCAAATTGATTCATACTGCCTCCTAGATATTGTATGTCTGTAAGTTACTGGTGAGCACGACTGTATTGCCCAGCTCGTCATATCCCTGCACTAGGATGTCGCCTAGGTTGCCGAATGAGCGCGCCCTGCGCATCTGTGTCACACCCTTGGTGCGGTACTCTTGCGTCAGTCCGTAGTCCGCTACCTGTATGCCGTGTATGCCGTTAGTCAGCGCCACGTCGATCCAGTCGCGTACCAGTGCGACTGCCTGAGAGTAAGTAATCTTGGGTTGCATACTGCCTCCTATGGTAATTGGAAATACTCAGGGTTAAACTCACCCCATGCCTCTGCCTTGTCACCGATCAGCGAGCCCTTGCCTATCAGGTGGTCGAACACTGCGATGCAGTCCTGATCCAGTGCCGTTGCCAGCACGTTGATACTGCCGTGTGGCAGTGCGTACTGGATGATCACTGTGGGCTCGCTACCCTCGTACGATACCTTGACCTTAGTCACGTCACGCACAAAGCTCAGCGCGGCGCTCAGTGTCTGCTCCACGCTATTGTTGCCACCAGTGAAAGGATTAGCTAGTCCGATATTGATTGTATACATATATTCTCCTGTTGTTAGTACTGCCTCGAGCTCACTGGTAACAATGAGCTCTGAGCATTACTATCACGACTGTTGCGATTACTTGGCGCCGTCGGTATCTCTTCGCTAGGTCTGTTTCTATATCCTAGGTCTGCCACATGATTATACAGGCTGGTACTTAGTCACCTGTTGAGTGGATTAGCCACTGCACTTCCGATACCTTGTATTATCCGACCTTTGAGACAAATGTCAACACCTTGATGCAAATATATTCTCTGCCTTATATCTATTGGGTTATATTCCCTTACAATCTGTAAGGTTATTAGTTATTAGGGCGTTTTCCCTTTGGTATTTGCATTATTATAAACAGATAGGGACAGTGTGTCGACAGCATTGTCCTTGCCAGTATCAAGGACTAACCTATCTACTTTCAAATTATGATACTGGAATACCACAATGGCTCACAAAGACCAAGCTCAACGCACACAGTCACAAATAAGACGTAGGAATACATTACAGGGTAGACTCAAATCGCTACTTGCCAATGCTCGCAGTCATTCTAAACCTAGAGGGCACAATCCTCCTACCATTACTATTGAAGATTTAATATTGATATGGAAACAGCAAAAAGGTATTTGTGCCTACACTGGATGGACTATGAGCACACAAACAGGATCGCCTCTAGTGGTCAGTATAGAGCGAGTCGATATAGCATTGGGATATGATAAAGATAACTGCGTCCTTGTTTGTTGGGTTGCCAATAATGCCCGTGGAACAAGTAGCAGGGAAGACTTCTTGAAATTGTGCCGAGCTGTTACTGAGCACCACACTGGGGTATCAAGCGCGTTGTAATTGTCAAACACCTTGTCCACACATCACCTAGTCTTACGCGTACGCGTGCACCCTCAGAGCCCACGCAGTATATGATAGACAGGCGATCGGCACATAGGTGAGGCTACCCCCTTACCTCAGAGGCAAACAGCGTGGCGACCCCTTAGCGCGCCTCCTATCCGTCAATAGGTGTTTACCCTAACAGGCAGGCAGGACACACAGCCACGCGCCCATACATTCCACATTGTGATATGCCTTATCACAATGTGGAATGTATGGGCGCGTGGCTGTGTGTCACGTTGCTGGTGTGTATCCTTGCCTATGTGTTGTATCCATACCACACGGCGGGCGCGGGCACATTGGCACGGATCTTGCTAGGCAAGAAGCGTGCCAGCTATATGTTAGTGAGTACTCACACTCATCACTCGCTGTGCTTGGGCGCGCAGGCTGGCATAGATCTTGCTAGGCAAGAAACGTGCCAGCCTGTAAGTGATCACCTGATCACTTAATGCACCAATATGGTGCATGGGGGTGTTGTTTAAAAACCACATCACCCTTTTAGGTACCATCGGGGTGGTCGGGGGTGGGGGCCCCACAGACCCTGAGTTTGTGTAACTTCCAAATTTTTTTTAAAATTGTCACCATTGTCTGGATGCAGTGCAGCATTTGTCACCCAACAAATAGGAATCATTATCATTTACTAACGGTCTATCAATGAGTTACAAGCGATTTGTCACCATTGTCACCATTGTCACCCCTTGTTTCACTTATTTTATAATTTTTTTAAAAAATAAAAAAAAGTTATAGATAAACTGGAATAGACCCAGACAATGGTGACAATGGTGACAAAAAGGGGACAGAGTCGAGGCATATTTTAAAAATAAGGCAGACTATTGCCATTTGTTTGCATTATTATAAGTATGAACAAATACGTCTATCAGATACAGGGCGCACTAGAAAGCAGGCAGGGAGATTTCCTGGGTCTTCGTGTGCTGGTCTGTGATGTGAATAACTTTGACTCGGTTGATGTGCCTGTAGAGGTACTAGACTCTAAAACCGCAAAGTACATCAAGTTCAGGCTTAGTATCACCGCAGAGGCCCTGGACATCCAGAGGCTACCGGTTAACATTCAAAACAAAATACGCACGCCGCTAGGGCGCTGGCTGGACCACTGGGTCCTTGATAACTTCTATGGCAATACTGTCAACACAAAGAGTACTAACGCTTGACCACTGGAAATACGCCCGCCACCTACAGGCGGGAGACTATGTATTTGATATCAATGGCAAGCCAGTAAAAGTAAAGTTGGTACAAGAGTACCTGGCGCCAGCCTGCTATGAGGTAACGTTTAACGACCACCTCACGGCTACGGGCGATGAGCACCTGTCTTTTATGATAGAGAGTCCCAAGTATCGCAACAGGCTACAAACATACCAGGGCATTCGTAAATTTAAAAGGCCACTTCAGCCATTAAGCGTAAAGGATCTGCTAGAGATCCCTTTAAAAACAAAGACAAACCGCCTGGCGTACTCTGTGCCCACGGCAAAACCCCTAGAATTTCCACACAAAGATCTGCCAGTGCCGCCGTTTGTCTTTGGCTTTTGGTTTTTTAACACCAAGCCCAACGGCAAGATGCAGTTTCCTAAGGGAATGCAGGAGTACATTACTGAAAGATTCAAAGAGCACGGGTATAAGGTCGTACCCTGGAGAAAATCTCGCACAGGAGAGCGCTACTTTAGCACCATCCCTAGCGTAGAGTCGCACCTAATCCCAGTATTACCCACAAAGATACCACAAAACTATCTGCTGTCATCGGTAGAGCAGCGAATTGAGCTATTGTCTGGCATAATTCTGGCAAAACCTAGGCAGTACTCCACTAAAAAAGACAGCTTTCGTGTTACCTTTGGACACCGTGGCATTATTTTACAGCTCCAGGGGCTTATTGAGTCAC